AGACTTTGGTCAAAACTACACTAATCTTGTACAGTACAAAGACTGGATTTTAGATGGCAATGAAATACAAAGCTTAAATACTAATGCAGTTAATAGTCTAATTACAGTTAATCGTGGATTTCCAGAAGTAATTAAAGGCTACAAAGTAACCTATCGCGCAGGTTATGATGATGTACCCAGTGATGTTGCACTAGCTATTATGGACATGGTAACTTACTATCGTAAAAATGATATGAGTGTACATAGCACCAAAGCGCCAGGAACTAATAGCGTACAGATTGAATATATTTCCACCACAGGTTTACCAGCGCATATTCGACGTGTGCTAGATATGTATAGGTCGGATTATACATGACTTCAGCTACGCCAATTCGTGATGAGCTTGTTCAAGAGCTTAAAAAAGATCATCGTTCAACGTTAAATGAAAGACTACATTTTGTACCTTTAGATTTACAAAGTCTTAAAATAAGTCTTACCAATATTATCCAACAGACAAAAGATGATCTAATCGCAGATGATCAGTCAATGGATAATTATGATGAATATATAATTAGTTTAGATAATTTTAGAGAAGCAATTATTGAGGGTGTTTTTAAAAATACACCAGATTATATTAAAGGCATTTTAAAATGCGAATTTAGTATAGTAATTCGAGGCTCTAGTATTACAGTAAATGGTGTAGATCTATTAAGCTTAGCTGGACCAAATATTATAAAAGATTACACTCCTGCAGTTGTTTATATTGGTCAAGAAACAACAGCAAATATTGTAGGAGCTTTATATAAAAGCTATGATACTACTCGTGGATCTTTATTTAGCGAATTTTTAAATAAACAATTAAATAAGTTTATTAAAAAGTCCTTTTATAAAGAAGGCGGAAGTAAATATAACTATACTAGACGATTTAATGTTGGACATACTACAGGCGTTTATACTAAAGATGATGAAGGTAATCTAGAGTTAAATAAACAAATAGCCAATACTCCTTTAGAATTAAAAATAGCAAATACTATTGCAAAACTACAAGAAAAAATTAATACTGTTAGTGATCCTAGTAAAAATGCTCAACTTAAAAATACACTTGCAAAAGTGCAGAGTGAATTTGACAAATTTTTACAAGGCCATAGTTATGGTAAAAAACTTAGTGTTACACTACATAAAGACGTAGGTGATTTTTTATTTCTAGTTGGTGCTAACGTAGTTATTATTCAAGACGAATTTGAAAATCAATTTACGTTTAGTCAGCTATTTGAGGGCCCGGCAGGGAAAAAAATTCTAGGATATATGATTGAAGTTAATTTCTCTAAAAATATATTAGAGGAATTGGCTTCTAGAATAGGTGCAAGATTACGAGGTAACTCTACCCCAGGTAGTAAATCTAAATTAAAACTTAAAGATATTAATCTTGTACAAAATCCAAAAGTTACTTTAATGCAAGGCGCTACTAGTAGGCCTAATAGCGCCTCTAGTAGTCGTATACAAAAAACTCAAATAAGAAGTCAAACTGGTCAATTTTATAGTTTAGCTAGTTTGCAACAATTAATTAATAGTTTACTTGCAAAAACTATTAAAGAAAATATGGGTACAGGTAATCGTAGAGATATTTTAAATCTACGCACCGGCAGATTTGCTGAAAGTGTAAAAGTAGAACGATTATCAGAAAGCCGTGAAGGTATGATTACCGCTTTTTATAGTTATATGCGCAATCCTTACGGTACTTTTAGTGATGGTGGGCGTCAAGAAAACCCAAAAAGTCGAAATCCTAAATTGTTAATAGCTAAGTCAATTAGGGAAATTGCTGAAAACCAAGTACGGAATAGATTAAAGGCGGTATTAGTATGAGCAAGCGCACACAGATTGTAAAAGCCCTGACTGCTAAAATTGCCTTAATTGATGGTAAAGCGCCCTATACAGTTAACCTATTTAAAAATGCCTATGCTAAGCTAAAATTCTGGGATGAAGTAGACGACTTTCCCAGTGTTTTCTTAACGCCAGGCACTGAAATGCGTGAGTATCATCCCAGTGATTTTGCTTGGGGATTTTTAGGTATTGCCATCAAAGTATACTGCCACGGTGAATCCAGCAGTGAACAGCTAGAAGCCTTACTAACCGATATAGAAAAATGCATTCACGATAATCGTGATTTAGTTTACGATTCCAACAATAATTCCACGACTGAGATTTTAATCCAGTCAATTACAACAGATGAGGGACTATTAGCTCCTTATGCTATTGGAGAAATCAACTTACAAGTCCGATATCAGGTTCTGTAAGTAACCATGCAGTAAATGCTAAAAACAGATAAATGTCTAGTTTATGCACTTACCGCATTAACAAAAAGGAAAATGAAATGGCATTTAATTTAATTCGTAGTAGTAGAGTATTTTTTACTACAAACGTAGATACAACAGGCGTAGTTGCAGCAACTGCATTTACTGCTAGCAATACTCGTGAAATTCAAGTACTAGCAGGATTTAGTTTTAGTCAGACTACTGCAACTGAAACTGTTACCCTAAGCGAAGCTGGTGCAACACCTAATCGTGGTCAACGTAACTTTAACACAGCACTAAACCCAGTTGATTTTAGCTTTAGTACTTATATTCGCCCACGCGATGCTGGTAGTACAATTGATGCCGAAGAAGGTGCACTGTGGAACGCAATGTTTGCCAAAGATGCAATTGGTGGAAGTAATCCAGCTTGGACACCAGGTAGTGGTGCTGGTAGCAGTACAGGTTATGCACAATGTGTTAGCACAAACTCTAATACTCATCAACTTCAGCCTTTTGGCTTAATTGTTGTTCTTGAAAATACTACATTTGTTATTGACAATTGTGCTATGGATCAAGCAGTAATTGATTTTGGTTTAGATGCAATTGCTACTATTGCATGGACAGGTAAGGGTGCTATCTTACGACAAATTACAAGTCCTACTATATCAGCACCTACTTCAGGTGCTAGTGCAGCACAAACAGTTAGTTTTACTGGAACATTAACAGGTACTGTTGCTTATAAACACACAGGTTCAAATGCATACTACTTAGCTAATAAACTAAGTACTGTTACATTTGATAGTGGTATTGGTACAAGCGCTAATCCTACTGGTAGTGGTACTAGTTATACTATCCCACTTACTGGTGGCAGTATTACTTTTGCAAATAACATTAGTTACCTAGTACCAGCTAATTTAGGTGTGGTTAATACACCAATTACCTACTTTACAGGTACACGCGCAATTACCGGTACAATGAATGCTTACTTACGTACAGGTACAGGGTATACTGCTGATTTGCTGACTACTTTGCTTAGTAACAGTGCTACTGCTGTAGATCCTGCATACTCAATGAAAATTACTATTGGCGGCACCACAACAGCTTTTGCACGAGTTGATATTGAATTACCGGCAGTTATGCTTAGTATTCCTACAGTTGCAACAGAACAAGTTGTTTCTACAACTATTGGATTTACTGGTCAAGGTTACACAACCGGTGCATTTGATATTGAACAAGCTAATGAAGTCTCTATTAAATACTGGGCTACAGAAGCAACTATTATAGCTAACTAAATAATTTAAACACGGAGGCTGGAGTAATTCCAGCCTCACCCTAAACCTAAGGTAATTAATGTCTACACTTTCTCTTAAAACACTTCTGGTTCCTTCTAAATCCGTTGAAGTTGAATACCCAGGTATGCCTGATTTTAAATTGCAACTTACATTTCTATCACGTGAAACATTACTTAACATTCGCAAAAAGTCTACAAAAACTACTTTTAAAAATCGCAAACCTGAAGACGAGTTTAATGATGAATTATTCTTAGACTTGTATGTGCAAAATGCTATCAAAAATTGGTCTGGTTTTAAATTGAAATATCTTGAACAACTAGCTCCCGTTGATCTTACTGGTCAAGACTTGGATGATATGCTTGAATATACTCAGGAAAATGCACTTTACTTAATGAAAAATTCTAGCAATTTTGATGCTTGGATTACAGAACAGGTAAGTGACTTGGGAAACTTTTCAACGAGCAGCTTGAGCAAATAAACAGCTTGCTCAATAATTACATGAGAAATAGTCAAGTTAGTATGACTAAACAAAGCTATTTTGAAATGTGCGAACAACTTGGCACCGATCCCATTGATGAAGAAATACCTATAGATTTTGAAGATTTTCCTATTGAACTACAACAAGCACTTCTAGTTTATCGAATGTTACGAGATGAATGGGAAGGTATGAATGGTCTTTATTTAGGAAAATCCCTTGTGGGTATTCAAGATATCATGGAAGCCACAGAAATTGATTATATTGATCGTAAATATATTATTACTTTAATTAAAGTAATTGATAATATCAGAAGCCAAATATTCAATAATAAACAAGAAAAACCCGCTTAATAGGCGGGTTTTTTATTGCTAAAAAATTTTTGCATTGACACCTAAATGCCTTTGTGTTATAATTGGTATACTGAAAAATATGTGGTTATTTAACCGCTGCAGGGAGAAACCATGGCCGGTAATACAGTTAATATTGACTTAAATATTCGTAGTAATAATACTTTAAGAGATCACGTTCAAGATTCTGGTCAGTTTGCCGATAATTTAGCTCGTGCAAATCGCGAAGGTGCTAAAGCTGCTAGTATGCAGTATGGTCGTGCACGTGGCGTTGCCGGAGTCACTGGTGCTAGTGCCAGAAACTTTGCTAACGAACAACAAGGCCTAGGTGGTTTAGTTCAATTATATGCTAAAATTGCAGCTAATACTTATGCTGCAGCGGCTGCTTTTAATGTACTAAAAGGTGCCTTAGACACTACCACAATGGTAGAAGGATTAAATCAACTTGGTGCTCGTAGTGGACAAGCATTAGGTACATTATCGCAAAATTTAGTTAAAGCAACCGGTGGCGCAATTAGTCTGCGTGAAGCCATGCAGGCTACTGCACAAGGTACATCCGCAGGACTTAGTACTGGCCAAATGTTGAAATTAGCAGATACTGCTAAAAAAGCATCACAAGTACTTGGTCTTGACATGAGTGATGCACTTAGTCGTTTAAGTCGTGGTATTACTAAACTAGAGCCTGAATTATTAGACGAATTGGGTATTTTTACTAAAATCGGTCCTGCAACCGAGGCATATGCACGTAGTATTGGTAAAACTACTAGCAGCTTAACAGACTTTGAAAGACGTCAGGCATTTGCTAATGCTGTACTTAAAGAAGGTCAGGAAAAATTTGGTTCAATTGATATACCAGTTAATCCTTATGAGCAGCTATTAGCTTCATTAAAAAATATAGCACAATCATTTTTAGAAATAGTAAATAAAGTATTTACACCATTTGCCAGCTTATTAGCAAACAATAGTACTCTATTAACTGCAGCTGTTATTGGCATTGGTATTAAAATTAGCAAATCACTATTTCCTATTTTAGGTACATGGCGTCAAGAATTAATTGAAACTGCAGATGTAGCTAAAAAGAAAGCTGCTGAAATTGCTGGCGCTTATGGCGAAAATTTCGTTGAGCGAGTTAATAGAAGTAGGCAAGTAGAGCCGTTAAAACAACAACTTGCACAAACTCAAACTCAAAGTACAGCAGCTATGCAAGCATATTTAGCAAGTACTAATAATAAATCTCAATTTACTAAAAATCTACGAACTGGTGGAGAATTTGATGCTGAAACAGCGCAGAAAAGGCTTAGTTCATTAGAAAAAGAAAAGAAAGTATTAGATGAAATGACTGGGCCACTTACGACTCAGCAACAAAAAAAGCAACAAATATATGATGCTGAAATTAAGTCATTAAGCAATGTAATTAAACTTAAAGCTGAAGAACTAGCAATACAAAAACAACTAACAGGCGCATTAGAAGATGCTCAACATATAGCAGACCTTGGTAATCGTAGTGCAGATGCTCGTGATAAGATCATGAAACAAACTGCTGCTAGATCTGAGCGATTAAACTTATTAAGTAAAGTTGCTCAAGATACAGAACAACTTGGTTTTAAAGCTGCTACAGAAAAGCTAAAATTAGGATTAGATGAATCTAAAAATATGAGTAAATTTAGTAAATTTACTACAGGTATTTTAGGAACTGCTGCAGCTGGTGCCACAGAACTTGCAATTTTAGCAGAATCATTTAATCCAGTTATATTAGGCGCCGAAGCAACTGTGGGAGTATTTATTGCTCTTGATGCAATATTTGGTGAAAACAGTAAAGAAGCAGCAGCATTTACTGCGGCAATTGATGCAGCAAAAGAATCTGTAAATAATGCAACTAGAACAGTAGCTAATTTAAATAAAGAAGGAGCACTTTTTCCACAAACTATTCAGGGACTAATGGCTATATCCAATTCATTTAATGAATTAGCTAGTAGCTTGGAAAATGTTGCTGAAACTGCTAAAAAATCTAAAGAAAAAATGAGTTGGTGGGATAAGTATGTAATAGACTGGCCTTCTAAAATTGTTAGTAAAGATGTAGATAGTCAATTAGCAAAGTCTTTAGCAGAACAAGTTCGTGGTGGTATTGAAATCTTAAATAAAACTCAGGGCGGTAAAGAAAAAGTTGATCTGCTTAAAAATCTAATTAAAGCTGATAGCAGTACTGTAGAAGATTTAACAAAAGCACTTAAAAAATTAGGTGAAGACGCTGGACCTAAAGTAAATAAATTTTTTAAAGAAGTAGGTTTAGAACTAGGCAATAGTAGTGCAAGACTACAAAATTTTAAAAATACTAGTGAGGCAGTAACTAAGAGTTATCAAGAATTTATACAATCAACAGCTAGTAATGATCCGCTATTTAAACTTGCTGCAAGTATACAGGCAAATGCTGTAGCAATGGCACAATTAAAAACTGATGGTATAGATGAAGTAACTGCTGCAATGATTGACCTTGCTAAATCTCCTGAAAAAGGTTTGTTTTTTGGCGAAAAATTTATTACTAACTTGTTAGCAGTTAGAGAAGAATTCGTACAACAAGCCACAGCAATTACAGGTACAGAAGACGCTCTTAGGTATTTAGATGATCAAATAGATAGTACTACTGCAAAGTACAATGCAGCAAAAGCAAAACGAGAAGGTATGTTTGCTTTTCAAACCGGAGCTTATGACGCCACACTAGAAAAAAATAAACAAGAAGAATTACTAAAAGGATTAAAAGCATCGCGTGCAGAAGTACAAAAAGCATTAGATTTATTGCCTAAAGATAAAATAGAGGCTGCTAAGAAAATATTTGTTGAAGGTCTAGAAGGAGCTTTTGAAACTGGATCTAAATATATTAATGAGGCACTTGGACTTGCAGCAGAAAAAGCCGCTATAACTATTGGACGTGCTAAATTAGGTGCTTTTAGCGGCGAAGAGCGGGCTAAACAAGAGATGAAATTAAATCTTCAAGAATTAGGAATTCAAGAAAGATTAATTATGTCAAATAAGGAACTTCTTAATAGTCAGTACAAATTAACATCTAGTATTGATTTAAGTAATGCTCAAAAAGCCTTAGAAATGGCTAAAGCTGAAAAAAAGCCACAATCAGTAATTGATAATTTAGAAAGCGCATTACGTGTAGCTACAGCTGTTAGTCAAGAGGCCGGTAAAAAAGGCGGGCCAAATCTTAAAGATTTATCTAATAATACTGTTAAAGGCATGCAAATCATCGACTATGCAAGTGGTGGGCTAGAAGATGTGACATTGAATAAGGATGAAATTGCTAGGAGAAATTTAGCTTTATTAGGACAGGCTCAGGCAAATGCAGCACAAGATGCTCAATTAGAAACAGTAAAAGGACAAGCTGCTGCTGCTAAAATTCAAGGTCAAATGGCTATTCGTGCTGGAAAATATCTTGAAGACAATCAAAAATTACTAGCTATAGAACAAGCTATTAATCAAACACAATTAACTAGATTAAACATAGTTAATGGTAACTTGGATACTGCCACTAAATCTAGTATATTAGCACAAACTAATCTAGAAAATAGTGCTCAAGAGTTAAAAAATGGTAATGAACTAACAGAAATAAATGTAAGGATTGCTAATGCAAGGCAGTATGCAACCAAAGAAGAATTACAAAAATTACAGTTTCAAAAATTAGGTATTGAGCAACGACAGTCTGAAGAAAACGCAACTTTACGAATGAATCAGCAAATTCGTGAGATAAATCTTAAGTATCACGAGCAAAATGTTCTTAGACAAGAAGCTTTTAAAACTACTCAAGCTCAAAATGCACTTGAGCAACAACGACTAACTAGTCAACAAGGTTTATTGGGTGTTTTGCAACAAGCAGGTGCTTTAACTGGTGAATTTTATGCCCAAGAAACAAGTAGATTAGCTATTCAACAAGCCAGATTAGAAAAAACAAATGCCGAACTACAAGCTCAAGAAAGTTTAGCTGATACTTTAAACAAAGTTAATCAGCAACAAGAAATAGCTGCTGCAGCTATGACTGATGCTGGTAATAAATTAATTGATATTAGCAAACAAATAAAGTCTACATTCGAAGAAATTGCTAATCTTGTTCGTGATATGGTTACTGGAGCTAAACCTGGTACAACTGCTGCTGCCAATAATCAAACAATTTCTGCAGGATCGGCAATTTATGCACAAATTACTGGTGGATATCAAAGCGGCTATAATGCACCTAGTACAATAAGTGGAGAAAATACAACGTCTCAGGGAGCTATGGCGGGTCTAACAGCATCGCAAAAAGCACAAACTATTGGTGCTAAAGAAAGAGCAGCACTAGCTATTGCTAATGCACAAGAAAAGTTACGTGCTACAGAAATTCAACAAAGAATTTCTGAACGAGTAGAAATTGTTAAGGCTGAGCAACAACAAATTGCATTAAACTTTAGCTATCTTGTTAGAACTAGAGATGTACAAAAACAATTAAATGATCTAACTCTTGAAGGTGCCGATTATTTAAGTAAATCAGAAATACAAAGAAAACAAAGTTATGAAACTGAACAGTTTATTTTTAAACAGCAACAAGAGACAACTGCATTAACTGATAAACGTGCTATAGCTCAAACCGCCTATAATGCGTTAGTAGAAGAAACAACATATAGTGTAACAACAGAACAAATAAAAACATTAGATAATCTTAGACAACGGCTCAAATTATACGATGATGAAATAAAAGCTTTAAGCGATATTCAGAATGGTGAGCGTGGAATTCTTACAATACAGCAAGAACGTGAAAAACTTAAAAATAGATTTATTCTAGAGAATATTCAAATTGAAAAGCAAAACACACTTATTGGTATACAACTTGATACAGAAAAACAATCTTTAGATACTGGCAGACAAGTATATGATGCTAGTCTTGCTAGAAAAAATTTAATAGATGACGAAGTAATTCAGTTAGAAAAACAGCGTAAACTTCAAGATGCTGACATAACCTATAAAAATGCCGTTATTCAAATAAATAAAGATGTAGCTGCTGAGGAGAAAAAAGCTTTTGATAACTTTGTTTTAGCCAATGCGGGAAGAGAAGATATTGATATAGGTTCTGATGAACGTCTTGATGCAGAATTAAAAAGAGTTAAAGAAATTGGTAATGCAAGATTAAATTCAGCTAATAAAGCAAAAGATAGTACAAAAGTTATTGCAGAAGCTCAAGGTCAATATAGTGCACGAACATTAGCTTATAATGATATTGTTAAAAGTAGTTTTGATAGACTAGGTGATGCTATTGCTACTTATGTAGAAACTGGTAAGTGGAATTTTAAATCACTTATTAATAGTATGCTTGCCGATCTTTTACGCTGGGAACTAAAACAACAAACCTCAAGTCTTTATAAAGGTATTTCTAGCTTTTTAAATCCTTATGGTGCTAATGCCGACATTGCTAATAGTGCTCTGGCTAGTACAGCTCAATCAGGTTACGCTATTAATGCTTATATGGGCCCAGCAGCTAAAGGTAAGGCATTTAATCAAGGTTATGAAGTACATAAATTTGCTATGGGGGGTGCATTTACTAATCAAATAGTAGATACTCCTACACTATTCAAATTTGCAAAAGGTACAGGTTTAATGGGTGAAGCAGGACCCGAAGCCATTATGCCCCTAAAGCGTGATAGTAACGGTAGTCTGGGAGTACAATCACAACCTAGCAATGTTAATGTTGTAGTTAATAATCACAGCGGTCAACCAGCACAAACTAATGAAACTATTGATAGTCGTGGTAATCGCACAATTGAAGTAATAGTGGGCGATGTAGTTGCGCAGCAAATTGCAACTAAAGGCAGCCCAGTACAACAGTCTATGTCTAATACATACGGTAGTAGACCAGCACTTGCTAGGAGATAATCAATGAGTTTTCAATGGCCTACTGCCTATAATTTTCCACAATCACCGCAAAAAGGTTTTACTGAATCTGTAGGGGTTAACGTGTTACGTTCCCCTATGGACGTAGGTCCTGCCAAAATGCGCAGACGTGGTGCTAGACCCAGTGTACTTAATGTTCAATTTATACTTAATAACCAACAAGCCCAAGAATTAGAAAGATTTATTAAAAGCGATTTATTAGGCACTAAGCGATTTAATTTTAAACATCCACGTACTAGCAGTACTGTGGAAGTTAGAATTATACCACAGAGTGATAGCGAATTTTATAAATTAACTTATATAGCGCCAGGTTATTGGCAAACAGACCTAGTCTTTGAAGTATTACCATGAGCAGATTAAGTACACTTAGTGCAACAGCTATCCGTGCGATGTTTTCATCAGAAACAGAACAAGCAATTGTTATGTTGGTGACTATCTATGATCTTGCCGGTGCAC